CGCCCAGGTCGAGCTCACGCCGGCGGTCGTCGAGATCCTCAAGTCGTCCGAGGCGAAGCTCTACCTCACCGGGATCGACCGGGCGAACGGGAAGCTCCAGGCGATGATCCGCCGCGAGGAGGTCCTGGCTCAACACCCAGGTCACGCCAGGCGATGAAGATCCGCGCCTGGTTCACGAGCGCGCGCTTCCGCCTGGCCTGGCTCATCATGCCGGCGGACGTCAAGGCCCTCACCCTCAAGCCCGACTTCGAGATCGAGATCCTCCCGAAGGCGCCGAAGCCGCTCTGGATCGCCAGGAGGAAGGCGATGTTCCAGTTCGGCTACGACCCCAGGGACACGGCGACCCCGTAGTGGCCGGCCCGTCAAAAAACAAAGCGCGCAACCAGACGACCGGATCCGAGCGACACGTCGACGACGCCGCCTGGTTCAAGGCCCGCAAGCTCCGCGCCAGGAAGCGGAACAAGATCGCGAAGGCCTCGAGGAAGGCGAACCGATGACGATCAAGGCCGACCCGGAGCTTCAACACGTCCTCGGCCATCTCTCGAACGCGATCCGGTACACTTCCCAGGACAACCCCGAGGCCGCCCGATACGAGCTCGACTCGATCGAGGGGCTCATCTTTTTCGACACCGACGAGGCGTTCGTCGGTCACGCGCGAGGGCTAGAAAATGAGCGGACACAAACAGACACCGAGACCGACCGGAGCCAGGAAGAGGCGGGCGCCTTGCCGAAAGCGGAACCCCTGCCGAAACCGTCCGAAGCGTAGCCGCCCGAAGAAGTGAGCGACCAGATCCAGGTCTTCCCGATCGTCCCCGTCGCCTACGTCCGCCAGACCCAGGCGGACAAGTGGAAGAAGCGCCCGGCCGTTCTCAAGTATCGGGCCTTCCGCGACGAGGTCCAGCTCCGGATCCACGAGCTCCCGACGGACTTCTTCCACATGGTTTTCCTCATCCCGGTCCCGAGGTCCTGGTCCCAGGTCCGGAAGGACAAGATGATCGGCCGGCCTCACCTGGGAACGCCCGACAAGGACAACCTCGAGAAGGGCCTCCTCGACGCCGTCTTCCGGTTCGGGGACGACGGTCACGTCTGGAACACGGCCTCGACGAAGCTCTGGGCGAACCAGGGCGCGATCATCATCGCCGACGACTATCTTCCGTTCTACGAGATCCCGGTCGACCTTGCCGAACTTGTCCGCGGCTCCTGGGAAGTCCATGATCGGATCCTCGTGTGAGACGACGGCGGGGCCGTGATGGCGGAAGAACAGAAGAAGACGAACGGACACAACCAGGACGACTCCACGCGGGCGCGCGGGACCTGGCTCATGTCCGAGGACCTGGTCCGCTTCCTGGAGCTCCTCCGAAACAACGGGAACGTCTCCATGTCGGCCCGGCTCATCGGGCGATCACGCTCCACGATCTACGCCTTCGCCGGCAAGGCCCCGAGCTTCCGCGAAGCAATGCGCGAGGCGATGACCGAGGGCCGCGAGCTCCTCCTGGGCGAGGGCTGGCGACGCGCGACCCAGTGGACCGAGCTCTTCGACGACGACGGGAAAGTCATCGCCAGGCAACCCCCGAGCGATCGCCTCCTCTCCCAGCTCATCGGCGGCTATTTCCAGGAGTTCAAGCCAGGCCGAGGCGACGATCTTCCTCCCGACGAGCTCCTCCCGGAGACCGCGGACTTGACCCTTCTCTCGGATCCGGAGCTCGAGGCCCTCGAGCGGATCCTGGCGAAGGTCGCGCCGGACGACCGTGTCGGCGCTGGCGCGGGTTAGGGCGGAACGAGCTCGTCGAGGTCTCGGTCTCCACGACTTCATCGACGCCGCCTGGTCGGAGGTCGATCCCTCTCCGCTAGTCCTGGGCCGCTATACGCGGACGCTTTGCTGGGTCCTCGAGCAAGTCCTCAAGGGCCGGATCAAGCGCCTCATCATCAACGTCCCGCCCGGTCACATGAAGAGCCTCACGGTCTCGGTCTTCTGGCCGGCCTGGGCCTGGCTCATGTTCCCCGAGTACACCTTCGCCTTCACCGCCTACCGCGGCGACCTGGCGCTTCGAGACGCGGATCGGTCTCGGGATCTCATCCGCTCGCCGTTCTACCAGGACCTCCTCACCGGCCGGCCTGGCGGCTTCAAGCTCCTCCGCTCCGGCCAGGACACGAAGAGCCGGTTCGCGAACACGAAGGGCGGCTATAGATTCTCGAGCGCGGTCTCGGGGATCATGGGAGAGGGCGGCCGGATCGTCGTCATCGACGACCCGCACAACGTCGAGCAAGCCGAGAGCGACACCTTCCGCGACGAGACCGTCCGCAAGATCCGCCTCGCGCTCCCGACCAGGGTCCGCTCGAAGGACGGCGCGGTCGTCGTCATCATGCAACGGCTACACCCTCGAGATCTCACCGGCGTCCTCCTGGAGGAAGAGCCCGGACTCTGGACCCACTTGATGCTCCCGGCCCAGTTCGAGCCCTCCTGGCGCGACGCCGACGGCCTACACGGTCATCCTCATCCGTGTCCGTTCGACTGGCGGACCGAACCAGGCGAGCTCCTCTTCCCCGAGCTCTTCGACCAGAAGCGGATCGACGAGCTCAAGGTCGGGCTCACCGAGTACGGCGAAGCCGGCCAGCTCCAGCAACGCCCGCATCCACGCGAGGGCGGCATGATGAAGCGCGACGACTTCAAGATGATCGACGCCGGCGAAGTCCCGAAGGGCGGCGTCATCGTCCGCGGCTGGGACCTGGCGGCGACCGATGCTCGAGAGGCGAACGCGAAGAACGCGGCCTGGACCGTCGGCTTGCGTCTCCGGTACGTCAAGCGCAAGATCTACATCGAAGACGTGATTCGGTTCCGGGGATCGCCGCATAAAGTCCGGACAAAAATGAGAACAGCGGCGGACCAGGACGGGAGGGTCGTCATTATCGACTTCCCGCAGGATCCCGGCCAGGCTGGCAAGGCCCAGGCGGAAGACATCGCCGCGGACTTTCCAGACCGGCGGGCCTACTACTCGCCCGAGAGCGGCGACAAGACGGTCCGGGCCGAGGCCCCCGCGGCGCAAGTCGAAGCCGGGAACGTCTACCTCGTTCGCGGAGCCTGGAACGGCTTGTTCCTGGACGAGGCCGCGGCCTTTCCTGGCTCGACGTTCAAGGACCAGATCGACGCGCTCTCGCGAGCGTATCACCGGGCCGTGAGGGCTCCCGCCAGACCCAGGTCCGGCGCTATTTCAGGAGCCGCATGATGAGCCACAACCAGACGACCGACTTGATCCTCGCCAGTTCGACCGCGCCCTTCCAGCCAGGGATCACCGTCCCGCCCCAGTCCGCCCAGGGCGGCTCGAGCATCTCGGACCCGCATCCCGACTATGTCGCCAGGCGCCCCGACTGGGTCCTCATGTTCGACACGGCCGAGGGCCAGCGACACATCAAGTCGAAGACGACGATCTACCTCCCGGCGACCTCCGGGATGAGGGCGCTCTCGAACACGCCGGCGAAGCTCTCGGACGAAGGCCTGGCCCTGTATACCGCCTACATCATCCGGGCCTTCTTCCCCGACATCGTCAAGGAGACGGTCCGAGCTCTCACCGGGATCCTCGACCGCGAGGCCGCGAACATCGAGCTCCCCGAAGCCCTCGAGGACATGAGGGAGATCGCGACCGCGAAGGGCGAGAGCCTCAACGATCTCCTCCGCGGGATCCACATGAATCAGCTCCTCTACGGCCGGCTCGGGCTCCTCCTGGACGTGGATCCGAACCGGGACCTCCCGATCATCGTCCCCTATCCGGCGCCCCAGATCCTCAACTGGGACGACCTCACGAAGACGAACGACCCGAAACAACTCCAGGACGACGCCAGGCCGGAAGCTCTCCGCCAGCTCCTCATGACGGTCCTCGACGAGACGCGCTTCGAGCGCGACACCGGCGACCTCTTCACCTGGAACCTCGTCCCCAGGTATCGGGCGCTCTCCCTGGGGACCGCCGGCAACATCTACACGACCTTCGTCGAGCGCGACGGGAATCGCCAGACCGAGATCATCCCCTCGATCCGCGGGAAGACGCTCGACCAGATCCCCTTCACGTTCATCAACACGACCGACCTCGCCAGCCAGCCGGCGGACGTCCCGCTCATCAACCTCGCGAACCTGGCGCTCGCGATCTACCGGGGCGAGGCCGATCATCGGAGCGCGCTCTTCATGTCCGGCCAGGACACGCTCGTCATCACCGGCTACGACATCAACCAGGGCGAGGAGGGGAACCCCTCCGGCGACGCGAAGCCGATCATCGGATCCGGCGCCTACCTCAACATCCCGAGCGAGAACGGCGACGCGAAGTTCATCGGGCCGGAGTCCCAGGCGCTCGAACAACAACGGCTCAGTCTCAACGACGACTATCAACGCGCCGGCGAGGAAGGCGTGAAGCTCCTCTCGACGGGCGCTGGAGCCGAGGCGGCCGAGACCCTCCGGATCCGCGTCGCGGCCAGGACGGCGACCCTCCAGACGATCGCCCAGACGGCGGCGACCGGACTCGAGAACGCCCTCCGCCAGGCGGCGATCTGGGTCGGAGCGAACCCGGACGAGGTCAAGGTCGAGCCGAACCTCGACTTCATCGACCAGACCCAGGACCCGAAGGATCTCATCGCCTACGCGACGGCGAAGAAGTCGAAGGTCCCGCTCTCCTGGAAGTCGGTCCACAACATCCTCCGGAATCAGGACTACACCGAGCTCACCTTCGAGGAGGAGCTCGAACAGATCGAGGAAGAGGCCGACATGGACGCCTTCGACACGGGCGGCGACGGCCTGGGCCTCGAGGGCGACCTGGAGGATCCGGCGATGGAAGCCCAGCGCCAGGCCGCGATCGCCGCCGCCGGCAAGCCGCCAGGATCCGGCAACCTTCCGCCAGGCGCCGGCAACGAGGGCGACGACGAGGAGTAGAACGTGGCCCACAACACCGCGAACGAGGCGATCCGTGACGCGCTCCTGGTTCATCAAGTCCAGCTCCTCCGCTTCTCGAAGGGGCTCGCGGACCGGATCGTCGCGATCCTCTCGAGGTCCGAGCCCGAGCTCGCCCGGATCCTCAAGAAGCGCCTCGAGCGGCTCCCGACGACGGCGCTCCCAGGCCGAACGACGACCCGCTCGATCATCATCACCGACCGGCTCATCCGGGCCACGCTCTCGCCGACCTGGAAGACGATCAACCAGCTCGTCCGGAAGGAGCTCGTCGGCCTGGCGTTCGGGGAGACGGCCTACATCGCCGGCCTCCTGGCCGAGTCGCTCCCGGTCGTGTTCGGGCCGAAGCTCCCGCCGACCCAGACGATCCGCGGCGTCGTGTTCGCCCGGCCGTTCCAGAACAAGCTCCTCCGCGGCTGGCTCGGGACCTACCAGGTCGGGGACCGCCGGCGCATGATGGACCAGATCCGCCAGGGGATGCTCTTCGACGAGACCCCGACCCAGATCGGGCGGAGGATCTTCGGGACTCGAGCCCTCAACGGGACCGACGGCGTCCGCGAGATCACCCGGCGCGGAGCCCAGACCCTCGCGCAAACTTCGATGAGCGCGATCTCGAACGCGGTCCGCCAGAACGTCTACCTCGCGAACAAGCGGATCATCCCCCGCGAGCTCTACGTCGCGACCCTGGACTCCAGGACGACGCCCGTGTGTCAAAGCCTGGACGGCCAGGAGTTCAAGACGGGCGACGGCCCGATCCCGCCGATCCACATGAACTGTCGGTCGATCCGCGTCCCGGTCATCGACGGCCGACCCCTGGGGAAGAGACCCGCCTCCCAGAACTTCAAGGGCCGGCTCGGGAAGCTCCGCGGCCCAGCCAGGCGGCGCGAAGTGGCGAAGCTCATCGGCCGCGTCCCGGCGTCGACGAACTACGACACCTTCCTCCGGAACTCCGACGTCGCCTTCCAGGACAACGTCCTGGGCCGGACCCGCGCGCGCCTCTTCCGGGCCGGCGAGTTCGACGTCTCCGGCTTCGTCGACAACGGCGGCCAGCGACTCACCCTTCGCCAGCTCTACGACCAGAAGCCCTCGGCGTTCCAGAACCTCGGGATCCCGGCGCCCGACTAGACGCCCGGCTGTATTATTGTTAAATGGATCCGCCGGGCGTACTATCGGCGACGAACCCGTGAGAGGTAGGTCATGACACTCGAAGCAATGCTGGACGACAAGGCGAAGATCCCCGAGGGATTCGGGGACCACTACAAGGAAATCGACGGGAAGTTCGTCCTCCAGGTCGGAGGCATGAAGACCCAGGACGACTTCGACAACTACGCCGAGGCGCTCAAG